CCGCTCGCTGTTCATTGTTTGTAATTCCTTAGTGGTTATCAATCACCTTGTTAGGATCTTTTGGTTCTATTATGGAATCTCTTCGTCTTTGGACGAAGAGAGTAAGCAAATGTAACTCGAGACGGCCATAACCGTAATGTGGTACTTTCATCACGACTATTTAGATCCCGGGGAAACCCGGCACGTAGGTCATCCAGTTCCTGCTTATCTATGACTAGGTTAGTATACTCTGTTAGTGACATATCCACACAAGGATATGACCACAGAGCCTTACGCATAATTTGTTCCAAATTATGCTCAATTCTCATGCATTTCGTTCTCAGAGTGGGAACTAGTGCATAAAATTTATCATACAAGACGGAATGAAATCTCGTCCGAAAGATAAATCTCCCTAACTTAGAATGAGGTACATCATTTAGTTGATCAGCTATACGTCCCATATAATTGGACATATATCCGAAGGGTGCAACCCGAATACGGGCTGCTTTTAGAGAATCACTAACCATGCCAAAGAGCGCTCGGCGAAGATAGTTATACTTTACAACTTCCGTCCTACAAAATAAGGACTTCTGAAGTAAAGGAACTACGCTGACATCGTCTTCACGAGTCAGCCACCCTAAAACGAGGCACGCAGCAGTTTTACCAAGACCGGAAATATTACCGGTAATGGTACTCTTGCTTTTGTACCCTCTTCCAAAGATATCAAGAAGGATCGAAATAGACTCCTTCCTGAAACGAAGAACTTTTTTAGAAAGTTCCAAGGCCACCGATAGCGCATGACGCGCTACAAGTAGCTCTTTGAAAGAAATAGGGGATGCATCCTTATACCTTAGGATGAACCTCTTCGCGAACTCAGCAGAGCCATTATTGCTGACCAGGGATTTTGACATATTTATGGGTACTCCGAGGAGATCCATAATCCCTAGGTATTGATCAGCAACTCTCTTGTTGCCAATCACAATGTCATCCCCAAGAACTGCATAATCATGGAACCAATCTGTACCGAGGATCAAATCAGGTGCGATATTATAAGCACGATGATAAGACCACTGTACAAGGAGGTGATGCGTAATATTAAGCATCGCCCAAGATGAGTATGCACCCATTGGTTGCCCGACTTTGTACTTCACGAGTCGTTCAGTGAACTCCTTCTTACCTTCGTAATTAGGATTCAGACATTGCCGGTGAAGGAAATCTCTCTGAGAGAGAAGATCCCTCCACGCCTTAGCCGCGTCAGGATTCAAAAGAATCCCCAGAATATCTTCCTGAATTATGATAGGAAGACGATCTGTCGCAGCTGAGAGATCAAAAGAATAAACATCCTTTTGACCTTTTTCCTTTAGCCTAGACATAAGGGCTAAAAGAGGCTTTGTCTGATCATGACAACCGTCCGTGCTTATTTCTCGAAATAGAGAGAAAAAGGCATCGTGAAGGGGGTATAGTAACCATTGTGTAAACGGATCAAGGAGAGCAACAACTCTAACTTTACCGGCTGCTTCCTGAATTTCAGAAAGCCTACCTATCGGAGCATCGCAAGATGCCGGGTATAGGTAAGTAGAGAACATTCGGACAATGTTCACTAAACCAGTATTTCCAGTTATACTCGCGTATAACTTGAATGCCTCAAAAACGGGAACGTTTCCTGGGCTAGTTAGAGCTTTACTCTGATTAATCAGAGCATACCATCCATGTGCTACTTCAGGGCGGAGCCCCTCATGAGTATCACCCTTACCCTCCTCCGTCACCGACCTAGTCCAAGGACTAGGAGATGACTTAAATATGGGGAAAAGAGTATGGATGAGACCTTCTCGTTTTATAATACGAGGAGATCGCACATCGGATTGGTCCTTCAAATTTTCAAGAACAATAGCATCATCCCAGGATTCTGGTCTGATCGCTTTTGGAAGTCCAACCTCTCGGTGAAGAGATCAGAGAGAAGAATAAAAGCTCTCTCAAATCTCATCACGATAAAACGAGAAGTCCTTTCCAGGTAAAACCACGGTACCGAGGTTAGCCTTTCCGGGATATATAAGGACTCTATAAAAACCAAAAAGCGACATCCAGAATGACATCACTCAAGGATTACCCAATCTTATTGCACGCCTGTGTTCAACAGGCACAATAGATGGGAACCCTCCATTGGAACGACGGAAACGTTGTCCTCCAAGGGGTTTAGGATGTGGATGCCCAGCGGCAACTTGCATGAGCATCATCTGCAAGGCTTTAAGTCTTTGGACCAAAAACTTAACACCGTTACATCTGATTGTCTTTGTACAGAACTTGGAAAATCTATATATTCCAATGACGTATAATGAACCAATCGAACCTAACAAAACACGAGTCAGAGATATACTCCAACCCATGAGGAATTTCCACTTATTTCTAAGCAGAAGACCAACGAAATTTGGTACATATGATGCAGCTTCCGACGAACTTAGGAGCTTAACGCTCTTTAAGAATGTTGGCATGTTGTAGTATATTACTAAAGATCGTATTCCGTTTTCCAAGTGTATATTATACACAGGGAGCGGCAGGTCCCTCATGCGGGGTTGAGAAGTTTGTCAAAGGACAAAGGTCTCGTTAGATTCACATATTTCTATTAATCATGATGTAACAACCGGGAAGTAACTCCATTGAGTTACAGGGCATAATTTACCGAAATATGGAAACATACAATAGTAGGTAAAGGGGGGAGTATGGTAGGAATCCATAAACCCGTGAGGGTAAGTGAGAGTAACGCACTCACACACTCTGGAGAAGAGTGCCATCCTTCGCTACTTTGTAGCATGGTTGGATATCAGCTCCAAGTTCATTGAGAACACTGATACGATACTTTCGTATCCTGATAGGGAAACCCC